GTTCCGACAGCATGATAGTAATACTACCTATTTGAACCTGATCCTCGGCACTCGATCCGATGCCATACTTCTGCATCTTGCACTTGGCCTTGTTGCAATAGTCTTTCAACGGACACATCGTGCACTGGTAAAAGTACCCGTCCTTTTTCTTCAACGATTTTTGCTGATCGACGATCTCCTTCGACGGCAGCGGAGGCTCACATAGCTGACGATTGTATTCCTCGTGATGGGTTTCCCAATCATCAGGCCACTTGTTCTTGCAATACACGCCCACGTTAAACATGAAGATGTTTCGATTCTCGGTAATCTTGCCCATCGATGCGAGGATTTGCAGACAGATCGGCCCGTCTTCGAAATACACACGGTCCCCACTAAACTCAATCTCTTGTACCGAGGCCATCGAAACTCGGCTCTTCTCCACCAGTTTCAGAAACTCCTCGACCTCTAAAGCCTCCACCTTTTTGTTATAGGCGTAGCGCGTGGGCATCTCCGCGTTAAAATACGGAATGTTAATCCCGTTTCCAACCTCACCGTCCTGTGAATTGATTACCTCTTGCGCAGGAAACAACTCTCCCGAACCACTGAAACCAAGAGCCGAACGCATCTCTACCAACAGTTCCCGAACCATGGCACATGACTCCCACTCCTTGAAGAACAGGTACAAATGTGCACCACCAGACTTTGATCGGCAATGAACGAGCGGCAGCTTCAGACGTTGGATATTCTTTTGCAACGCCTTGTGATCAAGATCGTATACATCGATGTCAATTACACCAAACTTACACACGTTGCCCGACGATATCGGAACAACGCCCACCCCACTCTTGCCGTCCAGATGCGATTGCATGATGCTCTCGTCGATCTGTCCATGGATCGTGCGGTACTCGGCCTCAGTCTTACCCTTGTGGCCTTTCCCCTTAACTCTGGTAACGAGATATCCGATGTCCGATCCCTCGAACGCCGCCATCATTCTTTTTGCTACTGACATAATTCACTCCCAATAAAAAAGGGACGGCGACAGTGTAAGGAAGGATCGCCGTCCCTGTGCTGCTTAGAACGGAATGTCATCCGAACTTGAAGATGAGGCTTGGGAAGACCCCTCTTCTGGAGCAGCCTTTACCTCCCCCGCAGCAACGCTGTCACGGAAGGCTTTTGCTTCGAGCAATAGATCACGGTTCTCAACTAACCCAACCTTTTCAATTTGGTAGTTGGCCCACGAACCTTGGTCATTGCTCTCCTCAGTCGTTGTCAGCTTCCACATTGTGGCAAACACAGGTGGTGTGATTAGCTGACCCGTCTTCGGGTGTGCCATCTTTTGCATGGCGATCTGTGTTTTCCAACGTCGGCTTACCTTTAGCTGCGTAGACTTCATGTCCACGACAACAGGTTGGAACGAGCCGTCAGGCATCACGATCAGCGAGTAGTGTTGATCCGACTTCACCAGTTCATTACCCGTTGGTAAAATCTCCTTCGCACCATTGCGCTCGGTACGAGTGAGGATCGGATCGTTAGCAGGGATCTCACCACGGAAACCACCGCCCTGTTCACGAGGTGTGAACTCCAGATACTTTGTGGTTTGGAAACAAGGGATCAGTACCACACCCTCTTCACCATCAAAGTATTCGTTTGTCACCGTGTTGAACATATCACCAGATGAAGCACCCTCAATGTACTCCGCCTTCTTCTTGTTCAACTGTGGCGACAATGCCTGTAGAACACGCAAGAATGGGATCTGCATCTCCGAACTGTCGAAGGCTGCACCTTCTCCTGCGTACTCAAGAATTTCATCCAGAAGATCGGTGCTCACTGCCGATCCTTTTGCTTTTGCAACTGCGTTAGCCATTATGCTTTCCTCCGAATTTGTGCTGCGTTTGCGATAAATGCCCCGAACATATCGAGATCGATTGGCTTACCATCCGTCACACGTTCCTTCACGAACGCCTTGAGTGTGGATGGATGAACGTGGGTCTTGGTCTTTGGATCAAAACCACGGTCTTGTAGGATGCCAACAACATCCCCTGCCAAGTTGTCTTGGCCTTTACCAAACGAACACGTCACATCATTCTTGATGATGTCGTCCAGATTGTTCTCGCGCAACCACGCGAATGCCTCATCCTTGCGATCTTGAGGGATCGAAGCGTGGACCATCATCTTGCGTTCGACGGTAAGACCATCGACATCAAGACGCTCAACGCCCATCTCGTCCATCAATGCAGGGATGTTTTCCACCGATAGCTTGTGCTTCTCTTGCTTCAATGCTTTCAGATGGTTTTCCGCGTCATCGATCTGTTGCTCGACGTTACGGAGTGCGCGGACAAGGTCACTCAACTGCTTTCCTGTGCCGCTATCGACTTTGGCAAGTGCATCGCCTTCGTCGAAGATGTCATCAAAGATATCTGTCATAAGTTTTTTCCTCTTCAGGGTTGATTTATGGACCCCCGTGGTCCATGTATAAGACTATATAAGGAGGCTGAGATGAATTGCAAGTACAAATTCAAAACAATTCCATATAAACATCAACAGACGGCATTAGACTTTGCGGGACAAAGACAGTCGTTTGGGTTTTTTATGGAGATGGGAACAGGAAAGTCGAAGGTCCTGATCGACAACATGGGTATGCTTTACAAGGCAGGGCAGATTAACTTTGCCTTGGTCATCGCACCCAAGGGCGTCTATCGAAACTGGGTGACCAAAGAAATCCCCGAGCATATGTCTGATGATGTGCCGCATCGTGTGATCCGTTGGGTCAGTGGTGCAAACAAAAAGCAGCAAGAAGAGATGCGCTCGATCAAAGATAAGTTCGACGGTCTGACCATCTTTGTCATGAACGTCGAAGCATTCTCCACGCTTAAAGGTAAACAGGCAGGAGAGTGGATGGGTCGTGCGCTTGGGGCCTCTGGCCTGATCGCTATCGATGAAGCGACCACTATAAAAAACCATACAGCCAAGCGCACCAAGAACCTATGTAAGATTGCGCAAGGCTTCAAGTTTAAAAGGTTGCTAACTGGGTCACCAATTACAAAAAGTCCGCTTGACATTTACGCCCAGGCTGACTTCCTCCAGAACGGTATCCTGGGATATGATTCGTATTACGCATTCCAAAATCGATATGCTGTTATCGTCAAGCAATCGATGGGTGCGAAGTCTTTCAATCAGGTTGTCGGATACCGCAACATCGAGGAACTGACAGCCAAGATCGACAGCTTTAGCTATCGGGTTCTCAAAAAGGATTGTCTCGATCTACCCGAGAAGGTGTACACCGTGCGCTATGTCGAGATGACCAAGGACCAAAAGGATATGTACGAGTCCATTCGGAGACATGCGCTCGTTATGCTCGACGATGGAGAGATGACCACGGCTCCCGCTGTGATTACGCAGCTTCTTCGAATGCAACAAATCCTGTCGGGCCACCTCAAGACGGATGACGGAGACATGGTCACGTTCCCATCGAAACGGTTGGAGGCACTGAAAGACATCATCGAAGAGCACGATGGTAAGGCGATCATCTGGTCACGCTTTCGTCATGACATTCAAGTCATCACCGACATGCTCAACAAAGAGTTCGGTGAAGGATGCGCGGCTGCTTACTATGGTGACACATCTGACGATGCCAGAAATAATATCGTGAAAAGTTTCCAAGGAAACTCCACGCTAAAATATTTTGTAGGAAACCCAGCCACCGCAGGCTACGGTCTCACGTTGACCGAAGCAAACCTCGTGGTGTACTATGCGAATGACTTCAACCTCGAAACTCGGATCCAATCAGAGGATCGGGCGCACAGGATTGGTCAGAAAAACAACGTGACCTACATCGATCTAATATCCGAGGGCACAATCGACGAGAAGATCGTCCGTTCCCTCCAAGGTAAGATTGAACTAGGTGCAAAGGTACTAGGCGAAGAAGCACGACAATGGCTGACTATGACCCCAAAATAACGAAGCTGCTTGAGGAGCGTTGCACAGGCTACGCTTCCGAGCGCACTGTCGCAAAAGAAATCGCAGAGATCACGGGCCTCGACTTCGATGTCGCCCGTGCCTTCTCTCGCGGTTGGTCGAGGATGCGGCCCCACGAAATCCGTGGGTACAAAAAGGACATCCGTGGAAATAAGTTGACCGATACCGAATAGGTGGTACAATCGCATCAGATGAAAACTGCTCCATGTCTTTTCATCGAATGCCTCATATTAAACTAAAGGGGACCACTGGTCCCCTTCTTTTATACCTTCTTCAATTCTGCGATCCTCGCTTCGAGCCTTCGGAGTTCCTCCTTGGCCTCGTCCTTCAATCGCTTGCGCTCCTTCAACGCTTTGATCTCCTCGGGCGTCAGCATCATCCGAGGACGGCCCCCTGACTTCCCTGTCGCGATCCTCGCTTCTCGGTCTTGCAGCCCCACGACTGCGATAGTCCCGCCCATGCGATCACGCATCCGTTTGTTTTCATCAACAGCCAATAACTTCATTGCTGTTCCAAGACGTTCTTCTTGCTCTGGGGTCACTGTATTCCCTCCTCGCCCACATTTTCTTTTGAATGTTAGTCCGTGCCTCTTTGCCGCATCCGCTATGCATTGAGGTGAGACACCGAGTTTCCTCGATGCCTCCGCTTTCGTCAATCCCGCTTCTGCGCATTCGACGTAATCAGCTTTCGTATACTTCCACTTCCTCATCGTCGCCCTCAACATCATTGAAACCAAACGAGGAGATATGAAGTCCCCACAAAACCGTGCCGCGTTTGTTCGAGGCTTTGGTTTTAATCCGAAGCATACAAATGTCGCCCTCCCGATGCATCTTGCGCAGGATGTCGCGGACATCTGTGTTCACGCCCTTATGATCAAAGACCGTCTCGCACACCTCCCGAGAGGTGAAGCATGTGTCTGGGTTCTCTTCGAACACCTCGAACACTCGGTCCTCCAATGGAACCTCTGGCTCCACGGGCAGCGGCTCTTGTACCACTGTCTCAACGTGATCGTGCATCGATCCCATGTGTTTCATGCTGATGCATCGCCATCGAGTGTCCTCTCGTTTACCTGCGTGGTTCGGGACCACAACGCATTCAACCAAGTCCCCCTCGACAATGTCGAAGTCATTCAAGTAGCTGCCGTGAATGTAAACGCACTCGCCGTCCTGTGGGTCCATGCCAAAGGCGCACCCCTGATTTCGAGACACATGGTTAATAACGTAAACGGATTTCTTACAAAGTCCCGCAAGGGACGCTAAATTTGAAGTTGTATGTGAGTTCATGTTCATACTCTTTTTCCAAGTTTTCTTAATTGCTCAACGTACCGCTTGAGATTATCTCGCGCATACCAGAGCCGCTGCGCAGACCACTTGTCTGCGGTTGTTCTCCAATGTTCATCCTGACATCTTGATACCTCCTGTTTCAAAAATCTTAATTGCGCTGCCTGAAAGTCAGACAGGTCCTTATGCTGCCCAAAACGGTTATAACTTTCGTTAGAACTTTGGCTCGAATAAGACCCCTTGCTCGTTGAGTTTGGTGTAGTGTTCGAGTTCCCGTTTGTAGGCTGAGACATCTTCGCCCTCCCATTCTAAATCATCTACCATTTTCTGAAGTTTGCGTAGTTCGTGGACCACGCTGATCAATCGTTCATCATCCATTACTCTGGCCTCAATTTTGGACGGAGGGACTGTGACATTACACCTGTCTCATAACATCCCATACTGGTGTTTTCGTATCGGTCATAGAAAACATTGTATAGTTGATCTATCCGTAAGGCTTTCTCGCAGTGATCGCGCGTCTCAAAGATGATATTCGCGCTGAGTGGCGAACCTTGAACCTCGTATTCAATTACCAATATCGTAAAAAACTCGATCATCATTCGGATCCCTCAAACATTCTTCGAACACCTCGATGTTCTCTCCTCCACAAGTGCCACATCCAGTATGAGACAGATACTCCAGTCGTTCCACCGATATCGGAAACCGACCCATGATCCATATTTCCCCACAATCCATGCACACCACTTCCAACTTGGTCCTTCGGTCCTGCGGCCCCACGCCTATTAGCCGAGCCATCAGTGAACGTGCCTCGGTCCTTGATCCTTGGCCCGAGCCATCGCCACAATCATTCGGCCCACGCCTTCCAGTTGGTCAGGGTCAAAGCATTTGGACGCTACAGACATGATAGTAGCCATGCCCTCCTCCTGCGTCATGTTCCTCGGGATCAAGTCGAGCATGTGATCAAACCACATCCCCTTTTCGATCTGATCCTCGGGAACCTGCGGATCGTTCTCCAACACCATCGAGATGTAATACTCCTCGTTCTCAAGCGTGTCCGCCAACAACATGATCCCCTGAAATGTTTCCGAGAAGGCAAAACACAACTCGTCGTCCTCATACTTCCACGATATCTGATAAGTCACTTCACAACCTCCCAAATGTTTTCCTGATTTACATTGTCCTCAGTGTCCCTGATCAAACCCTCCTTGTGCAGGACCGTGATAACAGGGCGAATGATCGTCAGCTTTAAACCCATGCGATCCGATAGTTGACGCGCGGTCCCCTGTCCTCGGTTCAACTCAGCAAGCACCTGCTCCTTGCGG